TCTTGTACTTGACCCATCTATGGCATCTATTGCAACACTTCGTCCATTCCAGTCTAACCTATTGGCTAAAACTGGTGACAGCGAAAAACATCAAATGCTTACAGAGTACACTCTGCAAGTATCTAACGAGAAAGCACATGGCATTATTGCTGACTTATTAGTATCTTAATACTAATTGATATATGCCCACTTCGGTGGGCAGTATCATAAGGATTATTATGGGTAAATTAAACGATCAATTAAAAAACAAACAATTTAGAAAAGCAAAAAAACACGACACAGACAATGGTTTTGTTATAGAGGTTGCACAAGATGTAACTGATATTGTAGAAAAAAACAAACAAGAATATAACCAAGCTAGTACATCTTGGGGTAATGAGATATTTGATAATAAGATAGCATCTATTCCCATGACTGTAATTGATAGATTAAACCAAAAGGGCATCATGAGAGGGTTTCATGTATTAGACCAAAAGAAGTTTAAAGAATGGTTAAACGATCCAGATAATAGATTTTTTAGAACAAAACAAGGTAGAATATAATGGCATTTTTTGGTGATTTTGCACAGTTACAAGCGACTATTGCTAGTTACTTGGCTCGTACTGATTTAACAACACAAATACCAGAGTTTATTAGACTTGCACAAGATAGATTAAGTAGAGATTTGTATATTAGACAAACGCTAAAAGTTGCTACTACTAAAACTACAGCAGGTGATGCTACAGTAGAATTACCAGCAGACTTTGTAGCTATGAAAGATATACATATATCATCTACTAACCCAATACAAACAGTTACTTTTCAATCAACCAGTAACTTTTTTAGAAACACAAGAGCTTTAGTGTCAGGACCACCAACTTTTTATACATTGCTTGGTAGTGAGTTTCAATTTGCTCCCATTCCTGATACAGACTATACGCTTAAAATGGTCTATTACTACAAACCAGATTATTTGAGCGACACAGTTTCATCAAACCTTTGGTTGGCAACAACACCTGATTTACTGCTTTACGCAAGTCTAGGTGAAGCAGAGCCATTCTTGATGAATGACGAAAGAATACAAACTTGGTCATCTATGTATGACAGAGGTGTTAATTCTTTACAAAGATCAGATGATGAAGCTGACTTTCCAGCTCATCCACTTTCTATTACTAACTCAACGAGGTAAATTATTATGAGTGATATGTCTAGCTATTTAAAAGTTAAACTTTTAAATCTTACATTAAATGGTACATCATACGCAGGTATGAATAATCCATATGTTTCTTTACACACAGCAGACCCAACAGATGCAGGTACTGGTACAGAAGTTTCTGGTACAGGATATGCAAGGGTTCAAGCTGAATTTGCAGATGCTTCAGGTGCTACTGGTTCTGTAAAAAATACAGCAGATGTAACATGGGCAGCAGCAGGTGCATCATGGGGTACTGTAGGTTGGATAGGCATTTGGGATGGTACAGGCGGAAGCTCTAATATGCTTTACCATACAGCTTTAGATGCAGCCAAAACTATTGATACAGGTGATGTCTTTAAAATTACAATAAACAATTTAACAGTAACATTAGCATAGAGGATTAATCATGGCTTTTGTCGTAAAAGATAGAGTAAAAGAAACGACTTCTACTACTGGTACTGGCACAATTACATTGGCAGGTGCAAGTGCAGGGTTTCAATCATTTGCTGCTATAGGTAATGGAAACGATACTTATTACACTATTTTAAATGGTGCTGCTTGGGAAGTAGGAAAAGGTCAGTATACTGCATCAGGAACAACTTTAACTAGAGTTTACATATCTTCTAGCACAGGTGCATTGTTAAACCTTACTGGCACAAGTGATGTATTTTGTACCTATGCAGCAGATAAGTCTGTATTATTAGATGGCACTACAATTAGTGGTGCTGATGTTGTGGCTACTGCTAACATAGTAGATAATGCAGTTACTACTGATAAGATTGTTAATGATGCAGTCACTACAGACAAACTGAATTTAGTATCTACAGCTTCTGTACCTAGCCTTGAAGCTAAAGGTAGTGGTTCACAAGATGGTTACATACAGCTAAACTGTTACGCTAACACGCATGGTATTAAACTTAAAAGTCCGCCACATAGTGCAGGAGCTAGTTACACACTAACATTTCCTACAACAGATGGCGGTACAAGTGAGTTTTTGCAAACTAATGGTTCAGGTGTATTAACTTGGGCAGTACCTACAAACACCACTTATTCAGCAGGAGCAGGTATAACTCTTGGTGGTACAACCTTTACATTAGATTTAACCAAAGACCAATCGTGGACTGGCTCACAAAGAAGTACACCAGTTGCTGATAATGATTTATCGTTTGACCAAAATGGTGCTAATAACTTTACTTGCACACCTACTGGTGGCGGTACACTAACATTTACCAATCATACAGCAGGTCAATCAGGATATATATTACTAACTAATGGTAGTAACTATGCTATTACAGCTCATGCTAATACTAAAATTACTGCAACTGATCTAGCAACTATTAGTGTTACAGGTTCATACTTACTATCTTATTTTGATAATGGTACAAACGCTTATATAACTGTAAGTGCATCTTACGGATAAGGATTAAATGGGAATACTAAATAACAGTAACGCTATATCTGTAGATTCAGGTTATGACATAACGGATAGCTTACGCTTTCGTGCATCTGCTAATGCTTATTTAAGCAGAACACCAAGTAGTGCAGGTAATCGTAAAACATGGACATTTAGCTGTTGGGTAAAAAGAGGTAATCTTACTGACAATAGACAAATTATAGGAGCTCAAGCTAGTGGTACAACAGGTGTTGATTGGACTTCTATTCAAATTGAACCTAACGGAAGAGTAAGACTTCTTTATGAGGATTTAGCAGTATCATCACATTTTCAAGTTATAACAAAAGCTAGTTTGCGTGACCCATCTGCTTGGTATCATATTGTAGTTCAATTAGATACAACACAATCAACTGCTACTGATAGAGTAAAATTTTATACTAATGGAGTAAGACAAACTGATTTTGAATTTACAAATTCTCCTGATTTAAACGAAGAATCTAATTTTAATGATAGTGTTGAACATTTAATAGGTTACTACAAATTCCAAGCACAAAATAATTATAGTGATTTTTACCTAACAGAAATGCATTTTGTAGATGGTACAGCATTAACAGCATCAGACTTTGGTGAATCTGACGATAATGGAACTTGGATTCCTAAAAGATACACAGGCACATATGGTACAAATGGTTTCTACTTACCTATGAAACCTACTACACAAGCTACAGGATTTAATACAGTTTTATACACAGGTAATGGTGGCACACAATCTATTACAGGTGTAGGCTTTACTCCTGATTTAGTGTGGGTAAAAAACAGAGATGAGACAGACAGATTTCATTTATTAACAGATACAATTCGTGGTGCTACAAAATCACTTGCTTCAAATTTAACTTCTGCAGAATCAGGCACAACTTATAGTAATGGTTTAACAGCTTTTGGTACAGATGGATTTAGTGTTGGCAACTTAATAGATTTTAATGGTAGTGCTGACAAAATGGTTGCATGGTGTTGGGATGCAGGAGATACTGCTGCAGCTTCTAATACTGATGGAGATATTACATCTACTGTAAAAGCTAACCAAGACTATGGTTTTTCTATTGCTACCTTTACAGGAAATGGTCTTTCAGGTCAAACTATTGGTCATGGATTATCTCAAGCACCTGAACTCTACATATGGAAAAGACGAGATAGTACTTCTAACTGGGGAGTACAATATACTATTGGTGATGGTAGTGTAGATTTTATGTTATTAAATCTTACAAATACTAAATTAGATGTTGGAAGTTATGCTCCAACATCTACTACAGAATATATTTCATCTGGAGGAGCTGGTTTAAATGTTGATGGAGGAACATATGTTGTATATTCATTCCATAGTGTAACAGGCTATCAAAAACTAGGTTCTTACACAGGTAACGGAAGTACAACTGGACCTACTGTAACAACTGGATTTAGACCTGCATGGTTACTAATTAAAAATGTAAACGATACACATGGTTGGCAAATATATGATGCAACAAGAAATGTAAATAATCCTAGAAATAATATGTTATCACCTAATGTTTCTAGTGCTGAATATTCTAATAGTTCAGATTATAAAGTAGATTTTAATGATAATGGTTTTCAAATTGTAACAGCAGATGCTTGGTTAAATGCTAATTCACAAACTATGATTTACCTAGCTATTGCAGACACTAGAGATGCTAAATTTAACTTCGATGCAAGTGGTAATAAAAACAACTGGACACCTAATAACATAAACAGTAATGCTTCAGGTGATACTACTTATGATCTGATGTCAGATGTACCTACACTAACAGATGAAGATACAAGTAACTTTGCTACATTAAATCCTAACAATATGGCAGTCAACACTACAATGACTGACGGAAACTTAAAAGCATCTAACTCTGTAAATCATGCAACAATGTTTCCTACTAATATGCCTACAACAGGCAAGTATTATTTTGAATGTAAAATGGCTGTAAATGCAACATTGGGTTTAGGATTTAGAACAGATACTAATAAAGTAGAATCAGCTTACTCTGATGAAGCTAATAAATACTATTTTTATTTAAACAATAGTAATGCTTATAGGATTGTAGAAACTACTAACACAGCTTTAGGTTCAAACTTAAATAGTACATCTTCTACATTTCAAGTAGCTATAGATTTTGATGCAGCTAAATATTACTTTGGTGTAAATAATACTTGGTATGCAGCAGATTGGGGAACAGATGGCGACCCTGCAAGTGGTGCAAACCCATCATATGATTTAACAGATGGTACTAAAATGTTTCCGTTTGTTTATGTAGCAGGTGGTACATGGACAGTAAACTTTGGTCAACAACCATTTAATTACACACCACCTACAGGTTTTAAAAAAATAAATACATTTAACTTACCTGACTCTACTATTACAGATGGTAGTGAGCATTTTGATATACAGCTTTGGACAGGTGATAATGCTAACCCTAGAAGTTTTTCTAATACTGCGTTTAGTCCTGATTTAGTTTGGTATAAGTCTAGAAATACTGCTTATTATCATAATCTTTACGATAGTGTTCGTGGTGTTACAAGAACAATCTATCCTAATGCTACATCAGCAGAATATGTAAATGATGTTTCTGGTACTTTAGAATCTTTTGACTCTGATGGATTTACAGTAGGTGGTGATACAGATGTAACCACAGTAAATGGTACAGGGCAAACATATGTAGGTTGGCAATGGAGAGGTTCAGACTCAACAGCAGTATCTAACACAGATGGTTCTTTAACATCTACAGTATCTGCTAATCCAACAGCAGGGTTTAGTGTTGTCAAAGTAACTGGTACTTCAACTGGAGTTACAACAATAGGGCATGGTTTAGGAATTGTTCCTAGAATGATTCTTAAAAAAACAACAAGCCATACTACTAATTGGGGCGTTTATCATGCTTCTGTTGGTGCATCTCAAGTTGGACACTTAAATTTAACTAATGCTTTTTCAAGTTCAAGCGAATGGGGAAGCACAACACCAACAACATCTGTATTTAGTAACTATGTAAATAATGGATATACAGATATATTTTATTGTTTTGCAGAAGTAGAAGGCTACAGTAAGTTTGATAGCTATGTAGGTAATGGCTCTACTGACGGACCATTTATATACACAGGGTTTAGACCTGCGTTTATTATGTTTAGGTCTACTATTTTATGTAACTGGGTGATAGTTGATTCTGCTCGTAGTACATTTAATGTTATGGATGACTCACTTTATCCAAACACAACTGGGACTGAAATAACAACAATTACAGATGTTGACTTTCTATCTAATGGATTTAAATGGAGAGCAAATTTACCTAACGAAACTAATGCTAGTGGTCAAACATACATATACATGGCATTTGCCGAGAACCCTTTTAAAAACTCAAACGCACGATAAGGACAAATAATGGCTTACAAACTAGACGGAAAAACTCTTATTATGGACAGGAGTTTTACACATAATGAAATACAATATCCTAGAAACTGGTTACAGTTATCCTCAGAAGAAGAAAAAGATGCTATAGGCGTTACATGGGAAGCAGACCCTGTAAGGGCAGATGACAGATACTATTGGAATGGTGAGATAGATAACCCTAAAGCTATGGAGGATGAAGATGCAAAAGATAAAGATGGCAATCAAATATATGTACAAGTATGGAATCCAGAAACTGAAGAAATGGAAGATACTGAAGAAAAGCTAGTAACTAGAGGACTAAAATTTGGAAAGATTGCAGAAGTAAAACATACAGCTAATACATTACTAGCACCTACAGATTGGTATGTCATAAGACTAATGGAAAGTGAAGTAGTTATGCCTAGTAAAGTAGTAGATTTTAGATCAGAAGTAAAAGCAGAATGTGATAGATTAGAAACAGCTATAGCAGCATGTACAGATGTGGAGGGTTTGATTGATGTCATGCAAGGAGCATCATGGACTACATTGTAGTATTAGCCAGTATAGCTGGTGGGTTATGTAACTATAATACTAAAAAAGTAAAAGGTAAGCGACCAAAAGGTGGTCATATAAATTGGTTAGTAGAAAGAAAAAGACATAGACAAGAATTATTCTACAATATAGGTATAGCACTTGTATCAGCTAAATTTCTAATACCACCAGTTATGGCATCCTTTAACTTACATGATACTTTTGCACCTGCATTAGCATTTTTTGTAGGTTATTCAGGAATGAAACTTATGCCTATGATATTAGATAAAATTAAAAAAACACTTGATAAATTTTAGGAGCAATGAATGTTTGGTTTAAGTGCATTTTCAGAATCACCATTTAGTTCATTAGCTGACCTAAAACATTTAGGCGTAGCAACTATAACGGCTGCTGCAACTGTAACAGCAGTTACAAGTGGGTTACCAGTTACTAGCACAGCTACTATATCAAGCACAGGAACTGTAACTGCAATATCAGGACCTATGGTATTAAGTGGAGTAGGCTCTATATCTGGCGTTGCAACTGTATCAGCAACTCCTGCTGGAATATCTATTGGCTCTGCAACCATTACTGGTTCAGCTACAGTTACAGCAATTACTTTAGGCACACCAGTATTAGGCACAGCAAGTATTTCTGGCGTAGGTTCAGTATCTGCATCCTCTGTAGCAATTTGGAGTGGGGTAGGTACGGCATCAGGAGTCGCAACAGTAACAGCTTCAGGAGTAGAAACAGATAGTGCTGTAGCATCTATATCAGCTACAGTTACTTTAACTGCTAACGGACATATTCAAGGTAACAATTGGACAGATGTGCCTGTTGGCGAAAACACATGGTTAAGGATAGGATAATATGAGTAGAACAAAGATTAGTGAATGGTCATCTACAGCAGCTTCTAATACAGATGTTGGTGGTGTAAATATTGCAGAGGGTTGCCCACCTGCTACGATCAACAATGCTATTCGTGAAGTAATGGCACAATGTAATAATTGGCAAAGTGGTGCTAGTGGTGATAACCAAACTAACGCAGGTACACTTACTAGCTCTGGCACACTAGCCGTTACAGGTGCTTTCACACTAGATGGTGCTACTGGCACATCTGGTCAAGTTATGACAAGTGCAGGTTCTGGTGCTACGCCTACTTGGGCAGATAAAGTAGATGGTGTTTTAGCAGGATTTATACAAATGTATGGTGCAGCATCTGCTCCTACAGGTTGGTTATTATGTAATGGTGCAGCAGTATCTCGTTCTACCTACGCTACATTGTTTGCTCTTATAGGAACTACTTATGGTGCAGGTGATGGTAGCTCTACATTTAATGTACCAGACATGAGAGATAAGTTTCCTGTTGGCTCTGGAAGTACCTATGCTCTAAATGCTACAGGTGGTAGTGCTGATTCTACATTACCTAGCCATACGCACACAGCAACAGTTACAGACCCAGGACATAATCATACAATAGCAGGAGGCGATGGAAGTACAAGCATTACTTTTGCTAATGGTGGTGGTGCAGGCAGACCTTCTGGTTCTGGCTCTTCTCATCAAACTGGGGTTATTTCTACAGCAACTACAGGCATTACAGTAGCAAACTCTACAGAAGGTACATCTGCAACTAATACTAACTTACCTCCATACAGAGGAATTAACTTTATTATAAAGACTTAATATGCCTACACAAAGAGTACAGTTTAATGAATGGCTACCTGACCAACCTGATAATGCAGGTGGTTTAAACGATGCACTTAATGTAATCCCTGTATCTATAGGCTACCAACCATTCCCTAATGCAGTAGATTTTAGTGGTGCAGCAGCAGAATCTATAAACTCTGTATTTGTAGCTAAATGGGGTACAGAGGTAATTATATTTGCAGGTGGTGCTACTAAACTATTTAAGTTTAACAACACTACAGAAGCATTAGAAGATAAATCTAAATCTGGTGGTTATAGCAGTACATTAGCTTGGAAGTTTGTACAGTTTGGCAAAACAGTTATTGCAGCTAATGGTAATGCTATTCTTCAATATTGGACTATTGGTACATCTACAGCATGGGCAGATATAGCAACATCTCCAATAGCTAGACAAGTAGCTGTGGTAAGAGATTTTGTAGTAACAGGTTATGTCAATACAGGAACTTTAGGTAACTCAACAGTACAATGGTCAGACATCAATGATGAAACTGATTGGACAGCAGGTGCTACATCACAAGCAGACAATCAAGTAATTGCAGATGGTGGTAATATACAAGCAGTAACAGGTGGTGAGTTTGGTCTTATACTGTTAGAAAAGTCTATTAGCAGAATGAGTTATGTAGGTTCACCATTATTCTTTCAGTTTGACAACATCTCCAGAGGATTAGGTTGTTTAAATGGCAACTCTGTATGTCAATACAATAATGTTACTTTCTTTTTAAGTGATGATGGTTTCTATAGTTGTGATGGTACAAATGTAACACCTATTGGAAATGAAAAAATTGATCGTTGGTTCTTTACTGATATAGATTTAACACTTATAGATAACATGAGTGCATCTATAAACCCTACTTCCAACATTGCTGTTTGGAATTATGCAAACACATCTGGTGGTAGAACTATATTAGTATATAACTGGACACTAGGTAAGTGGAGTCATGTTGATACAACCTCTACTGTGCTAGGCAATATAGCGACTGTAGGCACGACTTTAGAAGGATTAGGTACATTAGGGTACACCGACATAGATACTATGCCTGCATCACTAGATGCTAGATTATGGGCAGGTGGTAAATTTCTATTTGCAGGAGCTACAGGTACTAAACTATCTACCTTTACAGGAAGTGCGTATAACTCTAAATTAGTAACTACTGATATAGAGGTCGGTTATAACTCTTTTGTAAACTTATTAAGACCACAAGTAGATAATGGTAGTGCCAATATATCTATAGCTAGTCGTAAAGAATTAGATGATGCAATCGTATTTACTACACCAGTAGCTACTACAGATGAAGGTAGAGCTAGTGTTAGAAGTTCTGGTAGGTATCATAGGGTAAGTGTAGAACCTACAGGTAGTTGGACTAATTGTATGGCAGTAGATGTATACACCATACCTAGAGGTAATAGATAATGCCTAGAATGTATAGAACATTGCCTTATCAGGGTGGTGAACCTAGAGCAGTATCAGAAGTAGTAAACAATGCTATGAATGGCAAAACTAACAACACATCAACATTTACTTTGCTTACATCAGCAACGCAAACTACAGTTAATGATGAAAGAGCAGGTTTTGATTCTGTTATTGTATTATCTCCTAGAACAGAAAATGCTGCGGCAGAAACAGACCATACTTATATAAAAACAAAAGATAAAGGTAGTTTCATTATAGGACATAGAAACACATCTCATAATGATGTAACATATGATTATATTATAGTAGGATAAAAGTATGAAGTTATATGTAGTACCAACTAACTTTGTATATCAGTATTGGGATTTAGCAGAACCATTATTACAAAAAGCATTAGATAAAGGTAATGGTGAGTTTACTGCTGATCAACTTAAACTACAAGTTATACAAGGACAACAACAACTACTATTACTTATGAACAAAGAGAAATGTCTTTGTGCATTTACTGTCCAATGGATAAACTTTCCTAATGACAGAGTAGCCTATATTACCTATATGGGTGGTAGAAATACAAAAGCAGGATTTAAAGATTTTAAGATTTGGGTAAAAGCAAATGGTGGAACTTGTATTCAAGGTTCTACTAAATACGAAAGTATAGTTAGGTTATTTAACAAACTATATGGTTATGAAAAAAAATACACACTAATGGAGCTAAAACTATGAACGATTATTTTCCAGAGCTAGACGGAAACCAATCTATTGATAATGGTAAGATGGGTAGAATACTTGCAAAGGGTGGTAGTCCACAGCAACAAACACAAACGCAAGAAATTGATCCTATGCTACGACCTTATATTACTAAAGGTTTAGATGAAGCATCTAGACTTTATGATGAAGGAGCTCCAGATTATTTTCCAGATGATACTTATGTACCAGCAGGAGCAACAACCACTACTGCGTTAGATGCAGCTAGAGCTAGGGCAACAGCAGGTAGTCCATTACTACCAGCAGCTCAAGCACAACAACTATCTACTATTCGTGGTGACAGGTTATCAGCAGGTAATCCATATTTTGCAGATATGTTAGCAAAATCATCTAAACCTGTAATATCACAATTTAATGAAGCTATAAAAGATATAGGTACAAGAGCATCTCAAGCAGGAAGATATGGTTCTGGTGCAATGTTTGATATGGAAGATAAAGCTAGAGATAATTTAGCAAATGCACTTACAGGTAAAGGTGCAGAGTTAGCTTATCAAAACTTTGCAAACGAAAGAGCTAGGCAGGATGCAGCAATAGCAAGTGCTCCAACTTTAGCAGCAGCAGATTATTCTGATATAGGACAACTAGCAAAAGTAGGTGCTACAGAAGAAGATTACGCAAGACAAAAACTACAATCTGATATTGGTAGGTATGAATATGGAGCTAACGCACCACAAAGGCAACTATCTAGTTTC